GTACAAAACAGCAGAATAACAGCACATGGCTGCCGAGGACATTATTGCGCATCAATTCCCCAAGGGAACCAGCGGCAACCCCAACGGTCGCCCTCGCAAGTTTGTCAGCCTGCTGGCATCGCAAGGGTACACCCGCTCGGAAATCAACGACACCCTGCAAGCCATGATGTCCATGACGCTGGAGGAACTGGCCGAGGTTTACAAGGAACCCAAGGCCACCATCCTTGAAAAGACCGTAGCAGGAGCCATGAAGAAGTCGCTGGAGAAGGGGACGCTCTACTCGATGGAAACGCTGCTATCACGGGTGTACGGTCAGCCCAAGCAGGAGGTGGAAGCATCCATCACCATCGAGCAGCCGCTTTTTGGGGAATAGTAGTGCGGGTTTACGAAATGCCCGTATCTTTGTGTCAGTCAGGTGGCGGAATGGTAGACGCTGTTTTTGGTAATCTTCAAACCATATTTAATTACAGGTTCGAATCCTGTCCTGACTGCAAAACCATTTCGTTGACGCCAACAAAATGATGTTCCAGTACACCACCGCCATCAAGAAGATTCGGGCGATGACCGCTCGGAAGAAAGTGATACAAGGCGGGACAAGTGCGAGCAAAACCTTCGGCATCCTTGCGGTCCTGATTGACCACGCCGCCCGCCATCCCAAGTCCGAGATTTCGGTGGTGTCTGAATCCGTGCCTCACCTACGGCGGGGAGCCATCAAGGACTTCGCCAAGATTATGCAATGGACCCACCGATGGGTTCCCGATAGGTGGAACAAAACCCTCCTGCAGTACAACTTCGCCAACGGGTCCACGATTGAGTTCTTCTCCGCTGATTCGGAAGCCCGCCTAAGAGGGGCAAGGCGGCAGGTTCTTTACATCAACGAGGCTAACAACATTGACTTTGACTCGTACTACCAGTTGGCCATCAGGACCAGCCAAGAAATCTACATTGACTTCAACCCAACCCACGAATTTTGGGCGCACACGGAGGTCTTGCCCGAAACCGATGCGGAGTTCCTCATCCTCACCTACCAAGACAACGAAGCGCTTCCTGATACGATTCGGAACGATATAGAACTAAACCGAGCCAAAGCGGAGCATTCGGCTTATTGGGCCAACTGGTGGAAGGTGTACGGGTTGGGCCAAGTCGGGACGCTCCAAGGGGCTATCTACGGCGATTACACGGTGGTTGAGGGTATAGACCCAAGCACGATGAAGTTCGTCGCCTACGGGCTTGACTGGGGGTTCAGCAACGACCCTACGGCCTTGGTCGCAGTTTACCGCAGGGGTGATGACTTGTTCATTCACGAACTGCTCTACCATCGGGGGCTGACCAACTCCGACATCGCCACAAGGCTGAAAGAGTTCGGCATCACCCGTGCGTGGGAAATCGTCGCCGATTCAGCAGAACCCAAATCCATTGAGGAAATCTATCGGCTGGGGTTCAATATCAAGCCCGCATCCAAGGGACCCGATTCGGTCAGGCAGGGTATTGACATCGTGAAGCGGTTCAACCTTCATGTCACGAAGGATTCCGTGAACCTCATCAAAGAACTCCGCTCGTACACTTGGGCGACCGACAAAGATGGGCGGGATACTGGGGTCCCCATTGATTCGTACAATCACGCCTGCGATGCGCTCCGCTATGTGGCCCTGAATAAACTTGCCGTAAGCAATTCGGGGAAGTACTTGGTGGTTTAACTTTGCCACATGAACCTCGAATCCATCATTGATTTGCTTTTGATTTTTGGCAGATTCTTCCTCTTATTGCTTTTGATTTTTGCAATCGCTTCCCTACTATGAAACTCGTACACTACTACCACATCTACTGCGGCGGAGGCGGCCAATGGCAACTCATCATGCACCAGCACATGATGGCCCTGTGCAATTACGGGCTGATAGAACAGTTGGACGAAATCCGTGTCGGCATCGTTGGTCCACCCGACCAGCGGAAGTTGGTCAAGGACATACTGGACAACTCGCTTGTGGCGGCAAAGATTAAGGTCGTGGTGACCCGAACCAACGCTTGGGAGCAGGCGACGCTCACCGAGATGTACAAGGCGAGCCAAGAAGAGGATGCGGCCTACCTGTACGCTCATACCAAGGGTTCTGCAAATCCTTCCTTGGTCGCCCAACTATGGGGGCGCAGCATGATATTCTTTACCATCGTGGCTTGGGAGAAAGCCCTTGCGGAACTGGAGAAAGTGGATGCGGTTGGATGCCATTGGCTCACCACCGAGCAGTTCCCGCAAATAGCGGACCACAACAACCCCGACGGCTATCCCTATTTTGGCGGTAACTTTTGGTGGGCCAAGTCGTCCCACATTCGGGAACTGGGCGAACCGCTCCGAGAACACCGCTACCAAGGGGAGCATTGGATTGGGAAGAAACCCAACACCGTTGTCTTTGACCCGAACCCAGGTTGGCCCGACCCAAGCAAATTTGTAATAACCTTTTGACCATGTACGCACTACTTCCAACCGACCGACCCATCCAAGGCATTGAGATTGGATTATGGGAAGGGGGCAACGCAGTCCGACTGCTGACCAAGTTCCCCAACCTACACCTCACGGGCATAGACCCGTTTGAAGGCTATGACGATTGGCACGGTCACATCCCTGCCGATTCCATGCACCAACGGGAAGGCATCACCATGCGGGCCTTGGACCCCTTTGCAGACCGATTCACACACATCAAGCGTTATTCGGATGCAGCCCTTGAACTGCTGCCCGATGGAGCCTTTGATTTCGTTTACATCGACGGGGACCATTCACACAAATGGGCAAGCCACGACATCACGAACTACTGGACCAAGGTCAAGTCGGGAGGCGTCCTCTGCGGCCATGACCGTTCCCTTTCGGGGGTGGCCCAAGCCCTTGTTGATTTCGGCCATGAGTTCACACCCACCGAGGAACCGCAAGGCGATTCGTGGTACATCGTAAAACCATGAAACTACTCGCAAACATCGCCTACCACCACCATCCGAACAGGGTGGAGAACTTGACCAAAGTCATTGAGGCTATCAAGTCCTACCCCGTGCAGGCAGAAATATTCGTGGACACCAACGACCCCCAAGCGGCCCAAGAACTCGCACACCTTCCCGTTACCTTCCATGCTCACACGGCGATGGGACACCCTTGGGAACTGACGAGCAAGCACCGCCACAGGATTGCAGAGGTGTACCAGCACTTTGACTGGGTGGCCTACTTTGAGGACGACATGATGCTCCCCAAGGAAGGGTTCGTCAACTTCACCAAGCAGTTCGACCCGATGTTTGAGGACAACCTGTACCCGTCCTTCACTCGGATTGAAACCTACCCCGACAAGGAAGGCGAATTTAGCCCCGACATCTCATTCAATTTGACACCGAATATGTGGCGAGAGTGGAACGGCAAGACCTACGCAAGCCTGCCGTACTACATCAACTACCACGCTTTTTGGATGTTCAGCACGAAGCGGCTTGCCGAGGTGTTGAGCCGAAACCCGCAAGCGTTGCAGATGATACCAAACAATGGCCTCTATCGTGAATCCCTTGCATCCATGCCGATTTGGTCCTTGGAACTAAAGCCGATGCTGGAGATGGATGAGAACGGCGAACTTGCGGACCATTGCAAGGTGTATCACTTGACCAACAACTATTCCAACCAAAGTAGGGACATCAAGCAAATATTTAAGCGATGAAACTCCAAGACCTGACCATCGACCAGTTCCAACGCATCGCTGCGCTGGAGTTCAGCCCCGTCCTCACGGACTATGACAAGCGTGCAGGGGTCGTGGCGATAGTTGAGGGGGTAGATGTATCGCTCGTCCGAGAAATGCCCGCCAAGGGGCTTACTAAGCGTTACAAGACCATCATCGCAGAGTGGAACGAGTTACCCACCCTCGCTTACAGGAGGCGGTTCAAAGCGGGTGGCAAGTGGTGGATTCCAACCGTCTTCACGGACGAGTTGACCGCTGGCCAACTGATAGACCTCATGGACACCGACACGAGTGACGAGAAGAAACTCGTCCAAAACCTGCACCGCATCATGGCGACCCTTTGCAGAGAGGGCGGGTTCCTCGGTTACTTCCCTAAGAAATACGACGGGGCCAGCCACCAAGAGCGGGCCGAACTGCTCAAAGCAAACGCTAAGATTGGCGATGTTTGGGGGGTGGTCAGTTTTTTTTTGCTAAGTTCCGAAAGTTACTTGAAAGTTTTGAGCGATTATTCACGGCACCTGACGAAGGGAATGCAGGGCCAGTAACCAACCCCCTTGCTGGCTACGGTTGGCTCATGGTGGTTTGGCGAATGGCCAACAAGGATGTGCTGAAATTTGAGGCCATCTTTGCAATGAAGGCGGTGGAGTTCCTGAATTATGCGCTACTCATCCACGACATCTTGGAGGCAGAACGGATGGAAGCGGAGCGGATGCGGCGTAAGTAGGACACAATTTGCGTGGCTGGACATTTACCAGCATGGAAACCAAAGTACTTGCCAAGTTCGGAAGCGGTAATTTGAAGGAAGTCAATATCGCCGACCTTCAAGCCATTGGTATAACCATAGGCCCGAAAGGTGGAGGCGTTGACCCACGGCAACAAGTGCTGATTGATTGGCTGAAGAATATTATCAAACTTGCACAAAAGAACCTGCTCACGGGTCGGGAGGACGGCAAGGATGTGAACGCCAAAGGGACGCTATCAGCAAGCCTTGATTTTGACCCTATTCCCTTGACCGCCGAAAAGATTGCGGTCAACTTGCTTGCCAACCCTTACTGGAAATTCGTAGACCAAGGAGTGCGAGGGACCGTCAGTTCAACCCGTGCGCCAAACTCGCCATTCTCATTCAAGAAGAAGGGTGGAGGCAAGAGCGACCAAGTTGGACCGATGACCCAAGCGATTGCAGACTGGATTACCGACAAAGGGATTTTGGTCACGCCAACCTATTCCCGTGAAAAGAAGGCCATGCGGACCGTTGAAGAGCAGAAACTCGCAGACGCAAGGTCTATTACCTACTTTGTCCGCAGGCGTGGCCTTTATGCCACCAAGTTCCTCACCAATGCCCTAACCGACGAACAAATAGATTTGCTCGTTAATACTATTTCGGAAACCTTGGGCAAGCAGGTCAGCCTTTCAACTTCCCGATAACCCATGTCCATATCCGTCCTTTCGGGTTCGCCCCTCGTAGCGACCCCCGTTTACAACAAGATGCTCTACAAGGTCAGCGGCTCGCTGATTGCACAACCGAATTACCGCTATGTCTGCGATGTCAAGAACCCCGCAGGCACGACGCTGGCAAGGTTGAAATGTGACAAACTGCCGACCACTAACTTCGGATTCTTTGATGTGCAGAAGGTCGTGGAAACCCTTATTGCCCCGACCGCCCCATCGCTGACGCAGACGGGCTTCGTGGACCATTCGGGGTTTTATTCGGGGTATCGGCTGGACTTCACCCAAGAGTACGGGAACACGCCCGTCGTCACGGGAGCGACCACGACGGTCAGCGGTGTGATGGCCTTTGCGGGGAACTTTGAGCAGTTGGAACTTGCTGACTGGAGCCTAAGCCCGTACTTCCGCATCGGTAGCAGTTTCAACTCGGTCCGACCGCTGACAACCCCTACGGCTTTCACGGTCTATCATGGAGGCAGTAAATTCCTTGCCATCAACGGGACCAAATACACAACGGTATCGGCTAACGACACTTGGCTCGTATCGGCCCAAGTCACTTACAAGGGGGTCGATTACAACTTCGCCGTCAGCCCCAGCCTTTCGGGGACGACCGACTACAACATTCAGCGTTTTGCTTGCGGTCCTGCGAACTTGTCGGGAACTATTTCTGCATTGAGCGGAGCGGTGGAGGGCGATTCCTACACGGTTCAGTTCTTGGGTAACGCTGGCCTTGGCTCGGTGCAGACCACCTTCACCTTCGGCCCTTGCGAGCGGTTTGATTCCATCCCCGTTCACTTCGTTAATAAGTACGGAGGGATTGATTCCTACACCTTCACGATGAAGAACCGCAAGCGGGCCAACATCCAGCGGGAAGTGTTTGGCTACAACTCCGATGTGTATGCAACTACCACCTACAACAAGGTATGGGCGGGGTCGTTTGACTTCGTGTACGCACTCAATAGCGATTGGCTAACCGATGCCGAATCCGAATGGCTGATTGAAATGGTGCGTAGCGGGTATGTATGGCTCGAATTGAACGGGCAACTCGTGGAAGCGGTGGTGAATGCCAACCAGTATCAATTTGTAACCAGACGGAATGACCGCCTCACGCAGTTGCAGATTGAGGTTGCGGTTGCCTATGACAATTCCATCCTATGAGCGTAACCCTCATAGCCTACCCGACGACCAGTTTCATCAACGACTTGGCGGCATGGAACAACTTCAACACCCGTGCCGATGCAGACGGGGCAACCGCTAAGGAAGACGCTTGCTTTGACTGCCTGTACCTGCGCTTTGCGGGGCTGAATGCAATGCCCGAACTCGCTTATGTCCTTGACACGATGGGCGGGACGGACATTGCGGTCACCTATTCCATTGGCGACATTGAGGATGTGACAAAGCAACGGGGGTCGTTCAGCAAGACGATAACCCTGCCCAACACCCCGACGAATCGGGCCTGCTTTGCGTATGCGTACAACATCCAGTCCTTCGTGGGTGGATTCCAACCCAACAAGCGCATCCGTGCTGCCATGTGGGAGGACGGCGTGCAGGTGTTCAGCGGTGTGCTGCAGTTGCTTAGCATGAGCAAGACCAAGGGGACCGTCACCTACGAGGTGGGGTTGTTCACCGATAATGTGTCCCTGTTCAAAGCGATAGAGGGCAATATGCTGGTGAACACGGCGGGCGTTACAGGCATGAACCACACGCCTACCAGCGGCCATGTGTCGGGAACTTGGACGGCATCGGGTGCGTTGAGTAGCGGGTATGTTTACGGAGTTGTGGATGCGGTCGGATTTAGCGACTTGACCCAAGGGAACCTGGTCGCAGGGTGGTGGCAGTTGGGGCCAAGCCTTTATGTCAAAAAGATGGTGGACCTCATCTTCGCCCAAGCGGGATTTCGTTACTCGTCCAACTTCTTCAACTCGTCGCTATTCAATAAACTGGTCATCCCCTATGCGGCAGGGACCATGCCTGTCAACCTATCGGGGTCCAATATCTTTGCCCAAGCCACGGGGAACACGGCGAATTTTATCAAGGGCGCAAACCAAACGCTCGCATTCCCGAAAGACACACCTGCGCCGTTCTACGACAATCCAGGCTATTGGGTGGCATCATCCAGCACCTTCGTCGCTCCAGCACTCCCGACCCGTTGGAATGTGGATGTGACCTTGAATGTCAGCGGTTCAATTTCATTTAGCGGGAGTATTCGTTGCAATATGTCAATCCGAAACATCACCAATTCAACGGATGTGTCGGTAATCAGCAACATTACCGCAAGAACTCAAAACCAGTTCACGGTCCGCTTTGAAAACATAACCATCCCCGCAGACATTACCGCAAATGTGGGGTTTGTCATTACCGCTGATACCGTTGTTGCAACCCAAAACTTTAGCGTCCTTTCAGGTGCAACGGTTCAATGGACCTGCCTTGAAAACCCCGTCGGGATTGGCGTGCTGGATATGCGGACGGCCCTGCCCGCTGATGTCAAGCAGTCGGACCTCCTGCAAGATTTGCAGAAGATGTTCAACCTGCAATTCATGCCCGACCCCCAAGACCCAAGGCTGATTTACATCGAGCCGTGGAAGGACTTCTATTCCAGCGGGTCGGTGGTGGATTGGTCGCAAAAGTCCGATGAGAACGCAGAGCAAGTGCTGACCAATGGCGACCCGAATGCCTACACCAATATCGTGTTCAAGTACAAGGATATGGGGGACTACCTGTCCAAAACCTACAAGCAGTCCTACCCCTTGGCCCGTGAAGGATATGGCGGTCGAATCTTCAACACTTCCAACTTTTACGGCAAAGGCGATAAGGTCGTGGAAACGCTATGCGGGACACTCATCCCTGCATCGTTCGCCTCAGATAAGATTCTTGGCCGTACTTGGGATTTGGAAGGCACTCGATTGAGCGGGAGCATCAAACCGTTGCAGACAGGCTACCGAATCGCCCAATACAACCGCATCACAGGTCAATCCCCTTGGCTCTATTGGTTCGGTCTTGAAGAGGACGGGTTTGCTGCAACAACCCCGATAACCGCCTTGCCATTCATATCCCACATTGACAACCCCTACGCCCCGAATGTGGACCTCGCCTTCGGGCAACCAAGGTTGGTCTATTACAACGCCGTGAATGCCAGCGGCAACCCATACGCCTACACCAACAACAACCTCTACAACACCTACTGGCTCAACTACATAAACGAAACGGTCAGTCAAGAAGCCTTGCAGTTGGAACTCACGATGCTGCTATCCTCCGTGGACATCTACCAACTCGACTTCCGCAAGCCCGTCTATTACGGCGGCATCCGATGGCGGTTGCTGGAGATTCGGGACTATTTGGTCGGGCAGATGAAGCCGTGCCGAGTGACGCTCCGACGCATCCTCAACCTCACCGACTTTGCGGCAACCACGACCACCCCGATTGCAAACGACCCGTCGGCCTTGTTTAACGGCCCCATCGACCCCGACCCTGTGGACCCAGGGTATGAACCACCCATTAACCCCGAACTCCCTTCCGAAGGATAACCATGGCAGATGTAACTAAAGAAATCGTCCTTGAAGTAGGACTCAAAGATTCCACCGCCGCTGGCACGACCAGCGCAAAGACCCGCTTGCGGGAATTGCAGAAGACCCTTGCGGACATGGCCCTTGCAGGGCAAGACGGGACGAAGGCATTCCGTGACATGGAACGGGAGGCGGGAAAACTGAAAGACCAAATCGGGGACACGCAGCAGCGGATTAAGAACCTCGCCTCGGACACCCGAACCATTGACACCTTCGTCGGGGCTATTCAGGGTATTACTGCGGGATTCCAAATTGCACAGGGTGCGGCGGCACTATTTGGGGCGGAGGAAGAAGAACTGCAAAAGTCCTTGGTCAAAGTCCAAGCGGCCATGGCCCTCGCCAACGGGGTGCAACAGGTCGCCAACCTGCTGAATAAGGATTCCATCCTGATAACCCAAGGCCAAGCAGCGGCGCAAGCCCTCTACGCCGTGGCGGTAGGAACCAGCACGGGAGCGATGAAGGCCTTCCGTATCGCCCTCCTTGCCACGGGTATTGGTGCAGCAGTTGCGGCAATTGGGTTATTGATAGCCAAGTGGGACGACCTCACCGCAGCGGTGCGACGATACCTCAACCTACCCGACCCGAAGCAACGGGCAGCGGAGCAGGCCATGGCCCTGCAACGGGAGGAAGCGCAGTTGGAGCAGTACCGCCAAGCATACGACAAGCACACCGATAGCCTCATTGCCGCTGACAACAAACGCAAAGCCCAGCAGGAGCAACGCCGCAAGGAGCAGGAGGAAGCCACCAAGCAACGCCTGCTGAAACTCCAAGAGGAAAACAACGCCATTATCAAGTTCGTGGAGGACTTGAACCTTACGCTCTACGAGATGGAACTGGACCGCATCAACAAGCAGGACCAACTCCAAGAGGACCAAATGCTCCGCAATCGGGATGCGTACTTGCGAAACATTCGGATGCGCAACGATGCCGATGCCAAGTCAGCAGCGGGGCAGGCACAACGGGAAGCGGACCTTGCATCCCTCCGTGAGAAATATGTCGGGCAGTCCTTCGCCGTCATCGGGGACATCATCCAAGCAAGTGCAGGCAAGAGCGAGGAAGCCCAACGGCGAGCCTTCAATGTATCCAAAGCCGCAAGCATCGCCCAAGCCATTGTCAGTACTTACCTTGCCGTCAACTCGGCCTTGGCCATCAAGCCCACGGAAACCGTCTTCCCAGGTCAGCGATTCGTGGAGGCAGGTCTTGCCCTTGCCGCTGGTCTTGCGAATGTGGCCAAGATTAAAGCGACCCAATTCCAAGGCGGTGGAGGAAGCGCGCCTGGAGGAAGCGTAATGGGTGGAGCATCGGGTGCAAGCATGACCCCGCCGCCCATCTTCGCCAACCCCCAAACGACCAACCTCGGAACGGGTGATTTGTCATCGGGCCAAGGCCAAGGCTCCCAACCCATGCGGGCCTATGTCGTGGAGCGGGACATCCAGCAGACGACCAGCAGGGTGCGCCGCTTGTCCGAATTTGCAACATTAGGCTAACCGCTACATCTACCCCTATGGAACTACCCGTATATCGGATGACCGTGGATGAGGTTGACGAAGGTGTGCAATTTGTCGCCCTCGTTGACATGCCTGCCATTGAAAAGCCATTCCAAGCCTTCGCCAAGACCCCGCAACGCTTCGCCGAAACGGGAGAACGCAGGGTCCTGACTGGCCCGCTCATGCTTGCAGACACGCCCATCTATCGGAAGGACGACACCTATGGGGAGTACTATGTCGTATTCGACAAGGCCACCATCCGCAAAATCGTGCAGAAGTACTTCAAGCAAGGCAACCAGCACAATGTGAACGCTTACCACAATGCCGAACTCGATGGGGTGTTCATGTTTGAATCTTACATCACCGACACCGAGCGTGGCATCCTTGCACCGAAAGGCTACGAGGACACCCCCGACGGCTCTTGGTTCGGCTCCTTCAAGGTCGAGAACGATGAAGTGTGGGAGAACCGCCACGCCTTCAAGGGTTTCTCCGTGGAGGGACTATTCGGGATGAATAACACAGGAACTGAACTGGAGGTCGCTCTTGCGGGCCTCGCAGACGATTTGACCAACTTTTTGCAACATATCAACCCAACCTACAAATCCCTTTAATCTATGAACCTAAAAGACGCTATCATGACCCTTCGCACCGAGTTGCGGAAGTTCACAACCCAAAAGCAAGCCTTTGCCGACTACAAGTTGGTGGATGGAACCGTTGTCCGAGTGGACGGCGACCTCGTTGCAGGAACCGCTGTTTATGTCATCACCGAGGACGAAACCCTGCCCGCTCCCGATGGTGAGCATCAAGTGGAAGGCGTTGGTGTCATCAAAACCGAAGGTGGCAAAATCATCGAAGTTGTCGTGGCCGAAGCCCCAGCACCTGCCGAAGAAGTGGCCGTTGCTGCTGAAATAACCCCCGAAGTTGCAGGTGAAGTGGTGAGTGAAATCGCCGAAGGCTACCCAATGGTGGACCCGTTGATGGTGGAAGAAATCGTCAAGAAGCACTTGGTCAGCATCATGGAGGAACTCAAGGCCGCCTACGCTGAAATGGGCAAGATGAAGGACAAGATGGCCGCATTTGCCTCGCAGATGGAAACCATGACCGACATCGTTGAAAAGGTCGCAGAACTTCCCTCCGAAGCCCCCAAACCAACCGCCTCCGCAATCGTGGAACAACGCAAGGCATCAGCCGCTCAAAACTTTGCGGCCATCGCACAATCAATCCAAACTCTTAAAAACTCCAAATAATCTTAACCCCCTAAAAACAAAATCATGGCATTTTCTTTCGGAAACCTTTCAGCCTACACCGACCAACAAAGGCTGCCCCTCATCACCAAAGCGGTCTTCGCCGCTCGCTCTGCTGCCTTGTTCA